GAGGTGTGTTTTTAAAGAATTTTTTGAAAAAGTTTAAAGGTCTGGTTTTTTTAAAGTTAAATTTTTAAATTAAAATTGGAAATAATCTTGATTTTATAGTCTTTATGACCATTAATAAAATTAATAATAAAATATTTGTAGGAGTTCATGAAACCGAAACTCCTAATAAATTTGATGGATATTTAGGAGAGGGAGTTTGGATTGATAATCCAAATACCTATAATAAAGGTAAGAAGCATTTACATAATGCTATTTTAAGACACGGAGTTAAAGCGTTTGTAAGAATTACATTACGTACTTTTACTAAAAAGTTAGACGCTTTAAACTTAGAAGCAAAGATTGTTACTAAAGAATTTGTATCTAGAATTGACACTTATAATACAGTAATTAAAAGTAAACGTCAAATAGAAAATGACTTAGATAAGAACTTTATAAATCAATATAATAAAGAAGGAATCTTACTTAATACTTTTAATAATACAGTCATAGCAGGACAAAAACTTGACTTAGATCCAAAAGCTATAATGCAGTCAATCTTTAAAAAGAAACAATATGCTGGATATTATTTCTTAGATCAACTTACTAATATTTATGAAGTCCTAAATAATAAACAAAAATCAAATAAAAGACCAGTTTATAGATACTTAAAAACAGGAGAATATGATAAAGAATATAAGTCAACAATAGAAGCTATTAGAGACGTTCCATCACTTTCTAGGCATATACTTCTAAACTCTCTTATAAATAGAAGAATAGGTAAGGACTATTACTGGTCATATATAAAGACTGATAATTATTTCAAGATTAAAGATATAGTCTGATCTTTATAGTAATATAAAGTTAACAAACTGATTTATATAGGCGAAGGTGCTATTCCACAGATTGAAGCAGCTGCTAATAAGTACTGCTACACTGGAAAGCCAAATCTTCCTTTATTCCAACAAATAATGAGTGATATGGCAGATAAGTCTCAAAATGACACTGGTAATCATTATATGTTTGTTGTAAATAGGATTCTATGGAATCAATATAATACTGTACTAGGAGATTTTCTATATAATTATAGAACTGATGGTACTTATATGTATTCTAAGAGTGCAAATCAAGGTCGCGGTGGACAAGTTCCTATTAACTACCAAAAGATTGGAGCATCCTTTAACTCTTATGAATATGCAGGTAATGTTGTAACATTTGTAGTTGATAGAGCATTAACTCGTGAATATCCTAATAAGGGATATGGTGTATGTATCGACCTTACTGAAGATAAAACAACTGGTACTCCAGCTATTGCTAAGTACTCTCTAACTGGAAAGAACTTTATTACTAATAAAATAGCCGGGGTAGGTGGATTAGATGGTGTAAGTTCTGGTGATGTAGCAAGTAATGTAGCTGGAAGCAAGCTAGTAATGTTAGGTTATGCGGGCGTAGCCGTTTATACTCCTTATAGATCTGTTATCTTAAGAGAAGCGTGATCTAAATAAACAAAGATACTTCGTAGAGGAGGGAATTACTTCCCTCTTCTACTTTATGTTAATATGAATTAATATGGCTGATAAAAAAGTAACAAAAACTGATATTGTATTTGATGATAAAAGGATAACTCTACGGAGTGTCTATGATAAAGCGAATATAAAGTATTATATTCAACCTTGTAAAGATAAATATGGACAATTTCCTCCATGTATAAAGAAAGTAGATGCAAATGGCGATATGATAATGAGTGAAAAAGAAAGAAATGATTGGGCTGAAGGTAAAGCAGCATTTTTTAAAGAAAATCATGTCTTTGAATTAACTAGTGGTAAAACTTATAATCTTGATGATATTTGGCAAAAAGCTGAATGGGAAGCCATTAAGAATAGTCCTTATATAGCTAAAAGTAGAGATGAAAGAGATGCTAATGGTAATCTAGTAATAGATGGGCCTAAAGCTACTGCTACTAATCATGCTCGTTATGGTGTTGCTGAATTATATATAGATAGACCAGGATTAGAAACTCAAAAGAGAGTTACTCGTAAACAACTTATTCATAAAGCAGAAACTTTTATTTATGATGATCCAAGAGGAACTGAAGGTCAATTGAATATTGCTAGAATATTAGGAAAGGATATGAGAAATCAACCAATAGCTGATGTTATTGACTTCTTATTGAGAATTGCTGAGAAAGATCCTGAGAAAATTATAAATCTTTATACTGGAGAAGATATTTCTTTAAGACTTCTATTTATTGAGGCTAAAGAAAAGCATGTAATCTATATTAAGAATAAGTTATATCTCTACGGAGATAATATTGCATTAGGAGCTACAGATGATGCTGTAATAGCATGGATGAAAGATCCTAAGAATTTAAAAGTATTAGAACTAATTAAAAAGGATACGTTCCCTGATTATTATGGAACGGATGAAAAATGACAATAAGAGATATTTGGGAAAGATTGCTTATAGAACTCAGTAAAGAAAAAGCTCCAAGTTTACTACTTGATGATTTTAATTATTTTGTTAATAAAGCAATAAATCAATATGTAAATAAACGTTATAATATATATGACGTTAATTAGCAAACTAGTGATGATTTGAGAGTTTTAAAAGCAACAAGTATTCTTGATGTTATTGAAGATAGCTCTATTATAGGAACTAATTTTAAAGTAATACTACCTCAAGATTACCTACATCTTTTAAATTGTATATGTGTATATAAGGTTAATGGTAACTATAAATGCCATAAGGATGGGGAATATGTACAATTTCCTGCTAAGAGATTAACTGCTGATATTTGGCCAATGGTTCTTGAGGATTACTATAATAAACCTCGTCCTGAAATGCCTTATTATTATATACATAATATTAATAGAAATCAGTCAGTTCCTACTAATCCATTAGATAATGGATCAGGAACTGATATGACTTCTAATCCTTATAGTTATACAGTAGATTAGCAGGGAACTTCTAATTTACCAAGAACTATAATATTAAATGATGGAATTACTTAGATAGATTCAGTTAATAGAGAAATAGGATATAGATATGGTAATGCTTCTGAAGTTAGAATGGAAATTCGTAATGGTAAGTAGAATCCACATTTAGTTCTATTTAATGTGTTAATTGACTATCTTAAAACTCCTCAATATGTTGAATTAACAAGAAACTAGTTAGATTTAATAGAAGATACATCATAGATTATGGAATTTCCAGATTATGTATGTTAGGAGATAATAAATGAATTGGTAATGCTTATTATGAATAATACAGCAGATCCGCGTTTGGCGACAAATTTACAAGTTACACAGTCTATTGCACCTCCAATTCAGCAATAGGCAAATTCTTAAAATAAATAATTATGTTTCAATTTACAACAACTACAGTAATCAATTCTGATAAGGATTTAACTACTGGAAAAACTTTATTTGGTGGAATTGCTGCTAATACTACTGCAACTCCTCCTGTTCCTGCTAACTTCTACGTATTAAGAGTTGGAAACTTTACTCCAGCTAATGTAGTAGAATGTTATGAAGCTGCTGGATATGCCGCAGAAATGGCTAAGGCTACATTTGATCTAAGTACAGCTCTTACTGGAGCTGTTGATGGAGATCAATTCAGAATAGTAATTAGCTTAGGACTAACTCAAGGATCGGCTCTATCTTATTATGCTAACGATCTTGGATATAAAGGAAAGAATATTAGTGTTGATTTTATCTTTGATACAGACGCTGCAACTACTCTTGATAAGTTAGTCAAGACTATCAATAAATATGAGTTAATGATATATGGTACTAAACTTGTTGATGTTACAGGAGCTACCACTTTCCTAACTATTGAAAGTAAGGATGAATACCAGAAGTTCATCTCTATTAGCATAGATAAATTTAGTCAGAATGCTAATCAAGCATTAGCTGAGTATATTCCAGTTAAAACTCTTGCTGATTTACCAGTAGCCGCTACTAATGCTGCAGTAACGAATGCTGCTGAAGGATATTTTGCAGGAAAAGAGAGCTTTGGTTCTTATACTTTCTTGCTTCATAATCTTCGTCTTCCTACGTATGAAAGGACTGGATTTGCTTCACCTAATCAGGATGAATCTCCTATCCCAGGAGCATTATATACTCAATTTACAATTCACTATTGTAAAGACAGGGGAATTCTTGGTGATAATGCAGTTGGAGACTTTGTAAAATCTCAAACTACTCATGTATTTTATGTACATAGTAATTATGCTGCAGCATTTAAGACTGCATTACAGACTGCAGGTATTACTGTAACAACACTCTAATTTCATTTCTAACATAATTTTAATAAGCGGAGGAGCTTCAAACCTCCGCTTTTTTAGTATATATGAATATCGAAAAGTTAGCATCAGCAATAAAAAATGACGTATTATCAGGACTTAGAGGATATAATTCTAATCTGACAATATCAATAGAGTAGCTAAAAGATGAAATCATATTAGAGAGATTAAGTATATTAAAAGAGTACTCTTTAAAAGGAATATTACCGTTAAAAGATTTATATGTATCTATTAACTGTATTCCAATTGACTGTAAAAGTATAGATAGGTGTAGCTGTAATTTTAAGACTGAATGTGGGGAGGATCCAATAGCTCATTTTGAAATACCTTAGCTTGTAAATGATTATGGTAATTAGTCAATAGCTTATTTAGGTGCTACTGATAGAAACTTACCTTTTATATATTATACTTCAGTGACTCCTTTAAGGAATCATAAGTATAGGAGAAGAGGAAAGGATAAACCATACGTATGGATAGATACTACTCCTAATGAGAATAATATGTATGACTGTTTTATCTTTAATGCTCCTCTATTAAGTGCTGTATCTATAACTGCAATATTTAAAGATCCTAGATAGTTAGAATAGTATTCTTGCTGTGTAGAAGATGATAATATTAGCTTTATAGATAAGGATGTTATGAATAGACTAATAGATAAAAAAATTAAAATGTATAGATAGGCAGCAGCTCCTATTCTACCTAATAATCAATAGCCACGATGAAGTACTATAATTTTCACTATGCGCTTAATTTACTAAGTATGCTTTATGGAATAGATTGCGAAGATGAAGAATTTGAAGAAATAGGATTATTAGCTTGGGGATTAATTGGCAATAAAAGAATTAGATTATATAGATTCACTACCAGTATTGATGATTGTAATTCATCGTCTTGTATATAGTTACCTTGTAACTGTGATGAAATAGAGGCAGTAACTTCTAACTTTGAAGATTGGGCATTTAGTACTAATGATACTCCAAATGGAAGATATAGTTCTGCTTTTACTGAAAATTATATAGAATCAAGAAAACACTTTACACACCCAAAATATGTTTCTGGAAAATTTCTTCCATATGAAAGAGTTGGAAATGTACTATATTTCAATAATTATAGAGGTCCTGTTAACATATTATACAGAGGGGAAGTATTAGATGATGATGGACTTCCAGAGATTACTGAGAGTGAAGCTAGAGCTATCGCAACATATATAGCATATATAAAAAAATATAAAGAGGGATTAATTACAAATAATGGAGGCCTAATTCAAATAGCTGAAATGTTACAATAGAAATGGAATACTTAGTGTGACCAAGCTAGAGTAGATTATTATATGACACAGAATGAATGGAATGATGTTTTAGAGGCTAAAACATCTTGGGATAGAAAACAACATAGTAAAAGCTATAAAATGTATCAATGATACGTAATATACCTTATGGATATTGTTTTGGGAATGAAGAAATATTCTTAAAATTTTCTAAAGATAAGACTAAATTAACTTGTAAATTAGCAGAAAAATATACTGGAGATAGGCATATAAAATGCCTATTATATAAAGTTTTTAATCGTTGTATAGAGTTAGTATTAGAGGATATTGTATATAATAATGTCACTTTTATACTTCCAGTTTATGGCGTAACTAGCAGTAAAATGAAAATGGCTAAAGTTACAGGAGAAGCATTTAGAAATCTTAGAAAAGCAGGAAAATGGAGGGATGTAGATTTCTTAAAATCTAATTTTTCTGGATATAGAGTTGTAATGTTATTAGAAAGCTAGAGATCTCCTACTCGTGTTAAACCAGTACATATATGGGTTAAATAAGGAGAGG